CAGATGCTCCCGTCCCGTGACTGAGCGAAAATCGCGCGCTTGTGCTGTCGGCCACAAACCAAAGTCTGTCTCGGCGATGGGGCGCATCGACGGCACAAGCCGGGATAACGGCCGCCCCTGTGGCGTAACCGATGCCTTCCAGGTCAGTAGACACTCCGTCGAGCCAGCTCTTTCCAACCGCTGCCGCAACTTGCTCTCCCATAACGACAGGGGGGCGACAGGCTCGGATGAGGCCGAAGAAGACCGGCCAGAGGTGACGTTCGTCCGCTTGCGCGGCGCCTTTGCCTGCGACCGAGAACGGCTGGCACGGACAACTTCCTGTCCAAATGGGCCGGTCGTCAGGCCACTCTGCAAGTCGGAGGGCGTGCCCCCACCCGCCGATCCCGGCGAAGAAGTGGCACTGGGTGAAGGCTCTGATGTCATCAGGTGCCACATCGACGATTGACCGGGTATCGACTTCGCCATCGGGTATCAATCCTTTCTTGATTAAGTTGCGCAGCCATTCGGCGGCATAGGGTTCGTATTCGTTGTAGTAGGCAGGCATGGGTTCACCTCGTTTTGACGTCTTGGTTTATCGCCGCACCGACCGTACCGCCGTACCCCTCCTATAGGAGGAGGGTACGGTACGGTACGTTTTCGGGCGTTTTGCCCCCAAACGTACCGTACGCCAAAAGTACGGTACGGTACGCCGGTACGTTTCGTACCACAACGTACCAATACGCAAATAGTACGGTACGGTACGGTTGAGCTTGGCAATCAACGCGCCCCCCTCGACAGCATCATGGCCGAGGCTTGCACCTCGTTACTCACCACCCATCCATTTCCGAATGGGCTGATGATTTCTGCAATCAAGAGGGCGCCGATTAGCTGATCAGCAGATCCCGGCTTCATCTTCTTATCCGCCGTCGCCTCGGTGCAACCATCTGAGATCAGCTTGGCCCTGAGCGCCGCCCTGGTCAGGTACGGCATCCCGTTCTTGTCCTCGGCCCCGGAGTCCCACCAGGCGGCTTCGAACTGCTTGCGCAACCCTTCGACCTTGGATTCCTTCTTGGGCGGTGGCGGGGCGTCTACGAGGCTCACGATGGCGCTCGTTACGGGCTGCTCGTCTTCATCAAACCATCCGGGGATAGTCACTGACTTAAGCTCTGCATAGACTGAATCGGCAAGCTCGGCGTCCTTCGACTTACGTTGGACGATCTGCATAGGCTGATCTTCCTTGCCCGGCACGATGCTAATCTCAATGTCGAGGGCGCCCCGCCATGCCGAAGACCCTCGAGCCCGGTGCTGGGCCTCCTCGCTAACGCCGGTATGATGGACCAGCAGCACCGAGCAGTTGAACTCGGCCATGAGGGCGCCGCAGGCATCAAGCATGGTCTTGGCGTCTTGGGCGCTGTTTTCGTCGCCGAGCAGGAACCTGTGGAGAGTATCGACGACGATCAGGCTGGGCCGCTTGGGCAACGCCCTGACGTTGTCCACCACCCGCATGTAACCTGCCGGGGTGTTGAGATTGCAACCGTCCCGGCTGAGCCACATAGAAAGCGGCCCGGCCTCGTTATGGACCTTCCAAGCGGCCACGCGGCCCCGAAGCCCGTGATGGCCTTCGCCCGCCAGATAGACGACCGTACCGGGCCGTACCTTTACACCGTACCAGTCCGGTACGTTCCCAGACATACGCAGGCACCAGTCGAGTACGACGAAAGTCTTGCCCCCGCCGGAGGGGCCGTGGACCATGATTAGAGCTTTGTCTTGGATCCAGCGCTTGACCAGCCACGATATGGGCGCGGGCTGGGAGCAGAAGTCATCGGCGGGAATGAGCCAGTCGTCCTTCGGCGGGGAAAGGAGCGCAGCCAGGTCGTTACCTGCCTTGACGTAGTCATTGGCGTCGCCCAGCTCTGGTGGCATAACCATACGGGCGCCGAACTTGGCCGAGGCTTGCTCGGCGTATCTCTGGCCAACGCCGGAGGCATCATGATCGGCGACGACAACAATATCTTGGGCAACACCATGAATCTCGCGAAGGATGCCGGTGACGGGGACGAGGTTTGAGGCCGAATATGCGACCACGCAAGGGCGCCCGGTGATTTCATGGATGGTCGCGGCTGTGGCGAATCCCTCGGCAATGTAGAGAGTGCCTGGCTCGTCGATGGTGCCCACCTGCCAGAAGCGGGATCCGGTCTGTGCGCCTGAGTGATACAGTTTGCCGCCGTCTGCGGCGATGTATTGAAGGCTTGAGAGGTTCCCGGCCTGATCGAACAAAGGGACAATCAGGCGGCCATCCCCGGTTACTCGAGCGCCGTGGGTTTTGATCCCTTTGGTTTTGAGATAGGGGTGATCTGCGCTGGCAGGGCCGCATTCGGTCCAAATAGCCTCAACGGTGCTGGAGGCAATCTCCTGCTTCTTGGCCGCCTCGGCGTCGCGCAGGGCCTTTGCCTCGCTCATCCGGCGAACGTGGGCCATTTCCTCCGCATGCGTTAGCCTGCGGCCAACATCTGCCCGCCACGTTGATTCTATGCCAGAACGCCAACAGCCGAAGCGCCCGGCGGGAATGCCGTCCCCGAAGGCGATGTACCAGCCTGTTTTGCCGCCGTGGCCACCCGATCCCTTGGCGCCAGAAATAAATCTGTGGACTTTTCCATCCAGCAGAATTTCTTTTGGCGGTGTAAGGCCGGACCCCATGATGGAATCGCGGAGCTGATCTTCGGGCGGGAGCGTTGTTTCGGCAGGCGGCGACCACGGGCCACCAAGAATATCAGTCAGGTCAGCCATTTTGCTTCGCACCTTCCAGATAATCGCTCAGGGCCTTCAAGACCTTGTAAGTCGGATTGGCGTCTTCATTATCTCGAACGCCTTTAATCGTGTTCGCATGCAGGCCAGTGGCGTCGGCAACGATGCTAATCCGCCGGTCTCGCAAGGCAAGCCTGATGGCTTCGATTGTCATCATTTTTCATCCTCATGTGGATTTTCAACATTTCGTTGTTGCAAAGTGGCAGAGAAGCACCTAGATTGCAAGTGTTGATCGAACGGATGGTCCGACCGATCAAGACAAAGGAGGCCGCTTTGGCCATATCGGTAAAAAACACTGGCAGCTTGTCTGCCAACGGCGTGAAGATGCTTGTCTATGGGCAGGCTGGCGCCGGTAAAACAAGCCTGATTCGTACATTGCCTGATCCCATCGTTCTGTCGGCGGAGGGTGGATTGCTCTCAATCCAGGACGCCAACCTGCCGTTCATTGAGATCAGCAGCATGGATGACTTGATGGAGGCGCACACCTGGCTCACGTCTGGCGAGGGGGTGAAGTACAAGAGCGTGGCGCTCGACAGCATCAGCGAGATCGCCGAGGTTGTTTTGAATCATGAGAAGAAGGTGGCGAAGGATCCCCGGCAGGCTTATGGCGCCATGCAAGAGCAGATGGCCGACATCATTCGCGCCTTCCGCGATTTGCCGGGCCGCCACGTTTACATGAGCGCTAAGCTTGAGAAGTCTCAGGACGAGATGGGCCGAGTGCTGTATGCGCCTTCGATGCCCGGCAACAAGACCGGTCAAAGCCTGCCTTACTTCTTTGATGAGGTGCTTGCGCTACGGGTTGAGAAGGATTCAGACGGCAACACCCAACGCGCCATCATGTGCGACTCGGACGGGCTCTGGCTGGCTAAGGATCGCTCTGGCAAGCTCGACGCATGGGAAGCTCCTGATCTTGGTGAGATCATTGCAAAGATCGGGGGCATCGTATGAAGCCCCTACAGCAACTGTCCGAGGAATGGATGGAGGCAAAGGCAGCGGAGCGTGATGCGACCGAAAAGCGGCGCTTGATTGAAGACGAGATTTCACGTCTTTTAGAGGTGCAGCCGGAAGACGAGCACACCCGCAAGGTGGATGCCGATCCATTTATCATCAAGATCGCCTGCCGTATCAGCCGCAAGGTTGATGGCGATCTGGCGCAAGAGATTGCGGCGGAGAACGACATGCAGGACCACCTTGGCCTGTTGTTTCGCTGGAAGCCTGAACTGAGTAAGACTGCATGGGACGGCGTTGGCAATAACGTCAAGCAGGTGTTTTCCCGTGCAATAACCGCGACGCCCAGCAGGCCGTCGTTCACGATCACAAAGGAGAAGTAAGCATGGCAAGTCTTGGCGAAACTTTCGACGTTAGCAGCCTCCCGCAGGGCAACACTGGCGACTTTTCTCCCCTCCCGCTTGGCTGGTACTCAGCCACTATGGCAGCGGCGGAGATCAAGGCGACGAAAACCGGAACGGGTCAGTACATCGCGATTCGCTATGACATCATCGGGCCGACACATCAAGGGCGCGTGGTGTTTGGGAACCTGAACATCAGGAACCAGTCGCCCAAGGCCGAGGAGATCGGGCGCCAGCAGCTTGGTGACATCTGCCGCGCGATTGGCGTGGCGAAGGTGAGCGACACCGACCAGCTCATCGGCAACAGCCTGATGATCAAACTGGACATTGAGAAGTCCGATCAGTATGGCGATAAGAACCAGGTGAAGGGGTTCAAGCCGATTGAGGGGCGTGCGCCGCCTCGTGCTGCGATGGCTGCGGCGCCTGCCGCCGCTCCGGCAAAGGCTGCCCCACCGTGGGCTAAGAAGTAACATCAATGGCCGGGGCGGGAACGCCCCGGTTTACCTTTGGAGAAAGTATGAAAATACCTGATCGCGAAGAGACCATCGAAAACCTGATCGACAAGGCGCACGAAGCTCGTCCTGATCGACCACGCCCGCATATGGGTGCGTCGATGCTTGGCAACATCTGCGAGCGCAAGATGTGGTTGTCTTTTCGCTGGGCGGTGCAGCCTAAATTTCCGGGTCGGGTGCTGCGCCTGTTTCGCCGGGGGCATCAGGAAGAGCCGAACATCATCAAGGATCTTCGCGCCATCGGGATTGTAGTGAAGCCGTTGAACGCGC